CATGTTGCGGACTCTCACGATGTCGCTCATCGCCGCGGCCCCAGCAAGCGCTGCAGCCTGACCTGGACGTCCCCGGTCTGCACCAGGTGAGCATGGATCAGCCCTTCGATGATGCTTGCCCGGCTCTGCCGCTGCTGATCTGCAGCCCGGTCGAGCAGCGCTCGCGCATCCGGTCGCAGCCGGATCAGTATTGGCTTCAATGGTGTCTTCATGCGATCATGATATCGGCGCGGTATCAGATGTCCAGCACACCACCAGCACCTGCTGCTCAGAGGAGGATTAGGTTTTGCCTATCGGGTCATCGGCAACGATCAAAAAATATTCCAACACAAGCACCCGATTCGCTGGCATAGTTTAGTCCATGCGATGTCACAACGATATCGCCGACAACACAACAGGAGCAGCGAACATGGACTTCAACACCGATCACAACACCGAAGCCGACTACCTCGCAATCCTTTTCCCCGAGTTGACGCCTGAAGAAGAAACAAAGCGCAAAATGATCATCGAAGCCGAAGAAGAAGAACTGAGGGCTTGGAAGCTCGCAGAAGAGCAGCGTGTGAGCGAGATGAAAAAACGCACCTGCTACAAGTGCAACGGCAGCGGTGTTCTCGGCCACTTTCGCCATGTTTCCGGCGGCGTCTGCTTCCCCTGCTCCGGCACAGGCATCATCTAAAAGGACGAAACCCCGAAAGGGGTCCAGGCGTAACGCGCCTGCTGATGAGTCCAACAACAGGAGCAGACGACATGACCTACATCGCCTACTACCGCGTCAGCACCGACCGCCAAGGCAAGTCTGGCCTTGGCCTCGAGGCCCAGCGCGCTGCGGTCCTGGCGCACATCGCCGGAGCGCCGCTGCTGGCCGAGTACACCGAGGTCGAGTCCGGTCGCAAGACCGACCGCCCTCAACTGATCGCAGCACTCGCTGCAGCGAAGAAAGCGAAGGCCACCCTCATCATTGCCAAGCTTGACCGCCTGGCGCGTAACGTCCACTTTATCAGCGGCCTGCTCGAGTCCGGTGTCGCTTTCCGCTGCGCCGACATGCCTGAAGCAGATCGCACCTGGCTGCAGATGTCTGCGGTCTTCGCCGAGTGGGAAGCTCGCAAGATCGGCGAGCGCACCAGCGCGGCCCTGCAAGCTGCCAAAGCCCGCGGTGTGGTGTTGGGGTCACCCAGCCCCGAGCGTGGCGCTGCAGCCGTTTCTGACGCTGCCCAGCGTTACGCTCTGACGCTGGCTCCGGTCATCGCCGAGATCAAGGCAGCTGGCGCGGTGACCCTGCGTGACATCGCCGCTCAGCTGCAGGCCCGCAGCGTCAAGACTGCTCGTGGTGGCCTGGCATGGTCAGCGCAGCAGGTCAGCAACCTGATCAATCGTCTCAACCAAGAGGAAGCAACAGCATGAACAAGCCGCTCTGCAAGGTCGCCATCGGCAGCGCCTACCAGCGCCCGCTTCGGCGGGACTTCACGCCAGAGGAGATCTTCTGGCAGGCACGACTTCTTGACCAGCGCGAGGGACTCACCGCCTCGCAAGTCATCGGCTCGGTGCTGCAGCTGTTGTTGTGGATTGGACTCATCGGGATGATGCTATGGATCGCGTGATGCTTGACGATGCCTTCCAAACAAGGCAATGCGAGAAGCTGCTTGCCTCGGTCGTGGCGACCGCACTGCGCGACCTGGCTGCAGGTCGGGACCAGCGTTGGGACCGCAGCCGGAAACCTGGCGAACGTGAGATGACCATCAGCGGTCATTCGTTCACCGCTGCGCGCTTTTTGTTTGACGAAGAATCGACCGGCGTCGATGCCTATCTCGAATGGCTCGACATCGATGTCGGAGAGTTTCGTCGCCGCCTGCTCGAAACCATCTACGATCCTAGCCCGCGGGACGTAGGTGGATGGGAACCCAGCCAGCGCCGCATGATGAGGATCAACTACGAAGCCTGGCGCAAGCTGCGCCACGGCGACACCAGCCGCTTTGAGGAGGACGAAGATGAGTGAGACAGCCCAGGAACTGAAAGATCAAGCGCTTGACGCGCTCGAGGATCGGCACCGTGACTGGGTGCTGAACGCCCGCGATGTCGCCGTGAAGGTCGCGCTGGACTTCGGCAGCGTCAGCATCAACGATGTGCGACCGCGCTGCCCGCTGCCGGATGGGGCGCACCCTTCGCTTTACGGTGCGATCTTTCGCACCCCGGTCCTGCGGCCAGCCGGTTATGTGGTCGCCTTTCACCGCGAGTCGCACGGCAGGGTCGTGCGCTCATACAAGCTCAACAACGAGGAGCATTGACATGGTAGGCAAGGTAACACCCAACACGATGATGTCAGCGTCACGCATCCCGGCGCTGCTTGGGATGAGCAAGTACGCATCCCGCAACGATACCCTGCAAGCGGTGATACAGGCCCACCAGGGCATCGAAGAACCCTGGAAGGGATCGGAGGCTGCAGACTGGGGCAACGCGCTTGAGCCGACGATCCTGGCCGAGGCTGCGAAGCGCCTGCAGTTGCGCGACCTGCAGCTCGATCACCCCGAGGCCCGGTTCCACCCGGACCTGCCGCTTGCCTGTTCGCTGGACGGGACCGCTGACGGTGGTGGCCAGCGCCTGGTGTCTGACCCGGCGAGCGGCATCATCGTGGTCGGTCAGGACAGCATCGCCCTCGATGGCATTGGTGTCCTTGAGGCCAAGCTCACCAGCAGCTGGCCCGAGGATGTTCCTGCGCTTGACCGCGGCCCCCTCCAGCTGCAGGCGCAGATGGACATTATCGGTGCGAAATGGGGGGCGGTGTGCGTCTTGTACCAAGGCATTGAACTGCGGGTCTTCCTGTTCGCCCCGCACCCCGAGTCGCTGGCTGCGATCAGCAATGCAGTTTATGACTTCGACCGCCGCGTCCAGTTCTGGCGGGACACCGGGGCAATCGACTGGTACCCGGCAGACCAGGCTGGGGACACCGAGAGGATCTTTCCGGTCGCGGAAGACACTCAGATCGATCTGCCTGCTCACGCTGCCGTGCTGATCGACGACATGCAGAAAGCCGCCGCAGACATCGAGGATGCGCAGGCTCGCAAGACCAAGGCAGAGACGGACCTGAAGCTGCTGCTTGGCACGGCAACAGAAGGTAGGCTCGGATCGACAATCGTGCGCTGGCCGATGCGACACTACAAAGCGCAGCCCGAGAAGATCACCGCGGCGAAAGCCGCCTACAGCATCAGGCAGTCCACCCTCGCGCTGAAGGAAGTCAAGTGACAGTCAGCGCTTACACTCTAGCGACAAGCCTGCAGGCAATCGAGGATGCGCTGGCCATGCTGCCGATGTCGGTGGCGCAGCGCACCAATCTCATACTGGCGAAGAGCGAACTGCGCTCCGCGCTGGAAACCCTGAAGATCCAGATCAAGGAGGAAAGCAATGGAAGATGACCCGATTCTCTTTGCGTATGACCGAGCGGTGCTGGCCCTGCAGTCGGCCATCCCCGGCCTCGAGGAGGAACGCGCTTACGAAGTCGTGACCGCGATCAGCCTGGCTATCATTGAGAACATCAAGGACGAATTCAAGGAGCAACCGAAATGACAGCAGTCACCATTACCCGCCAAGGTTTTGCGCCGACCACATTTACCGAAGCCCGACAGTTTGCCGAAGAGCTTGCAAGCTCAAGTCTTGTCCCAAAGCAATACCAAGGAAAGCCGCAAGATATTCTGGTGGCGATGCAGTGGGGGCATGAAGTCGGCCTGGCCCCGATGCAGGCGCTCCAGAACATCGCCGTGATCAACGGCAAGCCCAGCGTCTACGGTGACGCTGCAATGGCGTTGGTGCAAGCCTCTCCGGTCTGTGAGGATGTGCAGGAGTTCTTCGAGGGTGAGGGTTCACCGAACCCGGTCGCCGTTTGTGTAGCCAAGCGCCGCGGTCGCAACCCGGTGACCGCGAAGTTCTCGGTAGAGGATGCCAAGCGAGCAGGATTGTGGGGCAAAGCCGGTCCCTGGCAAGCGTACCCCAAGCGCATGATGCAGATGAGAGCGCGAGGCTTCGCGCTGCGCGATGCGTTCCCCGATGTCCTCAAAGGGTTGATCACCGCGGAGGAAGCGCAGGATTACCCGGCAGAAGCAGCGCCGCGGGAGCGTGACATCACCCCGCGCAACCCGCTGGATCGGATCGCCGCCCCGGTCGGTGTGCCGATCACCGCCCCGGCAGTCATCGAGCAGCAGCTGGCCGACACCATCGAACCAGACGAACAGGCAGCGGCATTCGAGCAGATCACCGCCGAGATTCAGGAGGCAGGCATCGAGGTGATCGAGATCCCCGAGGTAGTCGAGGCAATCGAGGAGCGAGCGGCAATCATCGAAGAGTCAGGTGTGCCGCCCGACCAGGCGCTGCAGAAGGCAGTCGAGCAGGAGGGATACCCGCTGCGAGTACCCGGCAAGACCGAGCCGCACTCGATGCACATCAGTCTGGAGGATTGGCTCGTTGCCTACAACCAGCTGGCCGATAAGACTGCGACCGCTGGCCGAGCGGAGCCGCGTACCCGCATGACCAAGCTGCGCGAACTGAAGGAGGCCAATGAGAAGGTCACCGACAGGCTGGCCCCGGTGCTGCAGTCGGTGCTGAATGCCGCTCACCAGCGCCGCCTGAAGATCCTCGGGGCAAGCCTGGACCCTAGCCAGAAGTGACCATCTCGAGCGCGGTGCGCCTGACATCCAAGACGCGCCGCGCCCAGCCCCGCCCGAATGTCTCCCAAGTCTTCAGCTCCTGCAGGAACGCCAGCCGCTTGTCGCAGTAAGCGTTGATGAGTTCCTGCTGGTCCATCGCATTCACCGCGGCCAGCGTCCGCGGCCCGATCGCTCCGTCCTGCGCCGCGCCGACCACCGCCTGCAGGAACTTCGCCGCCCTGCCTGGCCCGCTGTTGATCGCTGTGTCGAACACGCAATAAGCAATGCCAGCAGGCATCGCGCCCGCAGCCACAGCGTCCCAGTATTTCGCCCGGTAGAGCGGTGCGACATCATCGGGTGTCAGCGCCCTGATCTCGTCAACCGTGACCGGCCTGTCGCACCATTCTTCCCACACCGCTTTCGTGCAGCCGAGATTCGTCGCGCCGCCGGGATCAGCCGGGTGATCGACGAATCCACCCTCGTGCGCAAGGACATGCTTCAAGCATTCTTCAAAGCTCATTTCTTCGCCCTCATGTCGATGATCTTCTCGAGTGTCCTGCCGCCGAAATAGAAGCTCATGATGAGCATGCCCCATTGACCGAGCAGCTGGACGTAAGACTCGTTTGTGTCCTTGCCGAACGCCGACATCATCGCAAACGTGAAGTACCCGCCGAGGATGAAGATCAGCGTCATGGGCCTGATGTTTTTCGACAGCCAGGAGTCGCTGCCCATGTCGGCCTTCAGCCGCTCGGTCAGGTTGTTCTGCTCTAGCTCGAACAGCTTCGTCTCGTTCGCCATCTTCGCAAGCTCGCCATCCTGATGCAGCTTGGCAAGCTCGGCCTGCGCCTTCGCCTTTGCTTCGGGATCAGGCAAGACCCGCTCGAGGATCTTGCCGCCGACCTCAAGTAGTGGACCGAGAGGGATCATTCCGTTTCTCCAGCGCAGTTGAAAGGGACTTGCGACCAACGACACCACCGATGGCCCCGATGCAGAGCAGCATGATGTCCTTCAGGATTGCGAGGAAAGCCTCGTCGATTGGGCTGATGCGCTCCATGTCATGCTCGACGAACAACACCCCGCCGAGGATCGTCAGCACCGATATGACCAGGATGCCGGTCAGCGACAGGGTGATGATCGCCCACACCCGAACCTCGATCTCGTCGTTGCTCATGATTGCTCGATGATGAATGCGATGATGTGCCAGAGGATCAGCCCGCCGGTGAACACGATCACACCGATGAAGGCATAGTCGGTCACCATCCTGATCAGCTTCTTGCGCCTGCGGATCTGCTCGTAAACCTGCTTCTCGCGCTTCTCTTTGATCGAGCGCCGCATCATGATGAACTCGTTATAACCTTCCTTGCCCAGCCACCATAGTTCACCAAGCGTGAACATGTGCCGGATCTCTTCTTCCATCTGCTGAATCTTGATCTTCGCGGCGTAGGCATCGAACGCCTCGGCTGTCGCAGACTTGCTGAAGACCAGCTTCTTGAAGAGCGGCGGTGGCTTGTTCGCGTTCTCTTCCTCGGTACTCATCCACTCTTGCAGATCAGCGACCGCGCCAGCCCACTTGCCCAGCTGCGAGAACACATCCTCGGCCTCGCGCCCGACCTCGACCGCGGCCTTCAGACCGTTGAAGACCGCCGTGGCGGTGGCGAGCAGCGAGACGGGATCAAGCATGGCTAAACCTTCACAACAAGACCGATGAGCAGCACGATGATCGTGCCAGCGCTGGCCATCAGTATCTGTTCAAGCCTCTTCAATCGTGCGTTGATGCCAGCGTACCGCTCGGCACAGACAGCTTCATGCGTCATCAGCTTTGCCTCGACCTCGTTGATGTTTCCCATGTCGATCACGCCCACGGCAACACCTGGTCAACGACAGGCGGGTTGATCTGTTCGTCAAGCTGTCGCTGGATATTCGCCTCGACCGCCGCCTTGTCAACGCCACCCGCCCACACCCAGCCAAGCACTTGCTCGCGGGTGAGATTCGTGAACGGTGTAAACGGTTCGCCCGCGGTGTGAGTGAACCCAGCCGATCCGTAGACCGTTGCGGAGAAACCGTCCTGCTCACCGTTGCAGCGCCATCCAGCCTGCACCACACACCCGGCAGGGTTTGCGGTTGACGGTGTGGTCTTCAGCCATTCTATGATCCAGTTCATGCTTGCCCCTTAAGCATTTGCAATCGTTGTGACGGTGCCAGACGATCCGCGATATTTCAACGCCCCGCTCTCGACGTACAGAATTCCACCGCCCACAGGGTTGCTAGTCGGCGCAGCAGTTCTGTTCGCAATAAAAATGACCAGCGTCCCGCTACCGAAAGACGATCCTCCAACTCCAACGCTACCCGAGGAATCGATACGCATTCGCTCGTTGCCGTTAGTCTCAAAAATGGTTTCCGATGCTTCTCGATTCTGGATGACAAGCTGGCTGTTAACCAAAGCAATCTGCGAACCATCCGTAGACGCGCTGCCCGTAGTGTTGTTTTTCAAGACAAGACGCGCTTGCCCCGCACCGCCGTTAACTTCCAATACTGTGCCGCTTGCACCCGACGGCGAACTCGTCCCAATCCCCACGTTACCTGACGTATCCACCCGAACGCGCTCGCTGCCGCCGGTGTAGAAGGTCAGCGGGAGGTAGGTGCCAGAACCTGTTATAGCAGATCTGATTTGAAATTCGGTTGTCCCGACAAGCAGCCCGCCAAACGCAGCATTTGTAGGGTTGGCCGCATTAAAAATGTTAACTCCGGAATTGGGGCTGGTCCCGTTTGGAATAACGCCAAGCGATGTCTCGCCGTTAGTCGTACTTGTCTGGAACATCACCCGGCTGGCAACCGTCGCATTGCTGAAGTCGCCGGTAATTCTGCGCCCTGTCCCGGTGATCGTGATATCACCAGCCACGGTCGCGCCGTTGATCGTCGGGGTCGTCAATGTCGGCGAGGTGGCAAACACCAGCGCCCCGGTCCCTGTCTCGTCTGTCATAGCAGCAGCAAGATTTGCAGAGGATGGTGTGGCCATCCACGTTGCCACCGCACCAGTCGCCGTTGCAACGACAGCCAGGCCCGCCACCGGGTTGCCATTAACGTCAAAGTTCAGCGTCTTGTTCGCCCGGTCAGCTGCCCGCGGCAACGTCATGTTGATCGTCGTCGGATCAGTCTGCGGTGCGCTCAACGCCCGACCCAGCCCCTCGGCATTCTGCTGCGCGAAGATCGTCTGCTGGTCGAGTTCGTCGTTCAGGGTGTTGGCGAAAAAATCACCGCCGGTCACGAAGTCAGACAGCCGCTGGATCGTGCGGTTCCCGACTATGGCAATCTGCGTTGCCCCGGTCGGTGTTGCCGTCAGCGTGATGCTGCCCGTGCCGTTCGCGTTGATCGTCACCGTGTAGTCGGTTGTCAGCGTCAGCAGCGTGTCGTCACGGTAGACCGCGATGTCGGTCGCCGCCAGGATCTCAAACGTGAAAGCATACGGACCCGTGCCGCTCGCCGCGTAGACGACACGCCGGGGGACGTTATTGATTGGGATTGCCATCGTTCACCTCAAGGTTTGTAATACCGACCGTTTGCATCTTTCAGGACTTCGATCTCACGGATCTTCGATCTCAGCTCTGGATCTCTGCTTATCAGCAAGTCCTGAGCGCGGTCCATCAGGTTTGTGTGTGTCTTCTGGATGTTCTTCTGCTGCTGACCAATGCTCAACAGACCAAACCCCGGCGAACTCATCAACTGCCGCAGCTGCTCTTTCGCGTTCAGCTCTTTGCCGTAGATCGTCAGCAGCTGGTTGTACTGGTAGGCATCAAGCTCGACATCCTTCAGCTTGCGACTCGGCATGGACACTGGAGAGCCGATCCTCCAGAGCATGTCATCAACGTCGCTGAACTGCTCGCGGCTGACTCTGGTCGGAAGGATCAATTCGTAAGGCTTGCCCTCTCCGGCCTTTGTCGGATCGCCCCATAAATTCAACGCTTCAGGTAGATCGTTGTTGCCATATGGAAGACGCGAACGATAGCGCTGAAACGCTTCATAGAACCCGCGCACACCCATCGGCAGATCAGGATTGGTCCTCGGGTCTTTGTTCGTTGGATCAACCAGGCGCTCAATACCAGCGATCAAAGAATTGTAAGCGCCAGCAGGAGAACCGCCAATCACCGCAGACCCATACTGCTGCGCGAGCTGGTTCATTAGCTTCTTCATGTCAATCGGCTCGTCACCGCCGCTTGATTGAATCAGCCTGGCAATGTCTCCGATGCCCTGCAGGTAAGGCTGTTCCTTCAGATACTCCATCGTTCCGAACACCGCGCCCATGAAGACATGCTCGACCTTGCTGGCATCCGGCTCGTTCTTCGCATACTGAGCATAGTCGGCTGCGATTGCCATCAGCGCGGCAACAGGCTCAAGCCCAGCATAGCTGTAGTACGAATTGCCGACCTTGATCGAGTAAGGCTTCCAGCCATCGCGCTCAAGCGCCTCACGGTCTGCTTTCCTCGATGGCCCGCTGCCGGTGATGATGTCTTCCGCTGCCAGCAGAGAGAAAGCTCCAATCACGGCTGTACCCATGCTGACCTTAGCCAGTGCCATGTCGCGCTCTACGCCACCCTTCATGAATTGATCGCGCCACTTGCTGCTGAGAGGAGCGAATGGTGTGCGCTCAATAACCTCGATGCTCAAGTTCGCAGGCGTCTTGAAGAACGGAACAATGACCTTCAGCGCTGGTGTGCTGAACACGTTCTGCAACTCTCGCAATCCAGGAGGTAGATCCGCGGTGAACGTGCCGCGCCGTGCATATTCCATCGCAGCATCATCGAGATCCCTCGGCGGGTGCTGCAGCAGCGATGTCATCTCGGTCTGCATTGCGGCAATAGCCTGCTGATCCGTTGCGCCATTCTCAAGCGCATCCCGATAGACCTGCTTTCCGCGACGATCAACCAGCGTGTTGAGGTGCATCCGGTAGAACACACCCTTGAAGAACTCGTCTTCCGACATCAACGCTCGGCCTGGCAGCGTGATCGCCGTGCCGTAATACTCCAGCCCTTTGCCTAAGAATGAATTAGGGTCAGCCCCGGTCATGCGCTGCAATGCTTCACCAAGCGTCTCGCGCCCACCGCGCTGCGTCTCAATCTTGGTCAGCACATCGCTCGGCTCACCAGTACGGAAAGCCCTGGCCCCCATCTGGAAACCCTCGAGCAACCCGTTTCGCAAACTCTGAACCATCGTCAGAGCTTCATCGAGTCCGATCCTTTCATCGGAACTGCCAGGCACTAGCTCTCTCCAAGACCGCACACCCTTCGGCAGGATGTTGCTGTAGAGCGATGCCACCGCTCGCTCGGGGATCTGGTACGCCCCGAACAGTATGCCGCTGGTGATGTTCTTCGCATGAGTCACCGGGCCAGACAAAATGCCGTTGATCCACGATGTAATCCAGACATCAGTCAGGCTGGAAAACATGGACTTTTCGACAACCTCGTTGCGAGCAGCGCGGGACTCCAGCGTCAGATACTTCTTCGCCAAATCATCAATCGACTTGTCGCCGCCGTACTCATCGAGGATCTGGCGCACGGCATTCATGTTGCCGCCGCCGTCACGCGGGATGCGAAAGATTGCCAGCGCTCGGGCAGTCTCAGACTGGATGCCCTTGATGGCTTTCTGCAGCGTCCCGTGGAATGCGATCTGCTGGCGCAGCTGCAGCTTGTCGATGTCGCTGGCCTGACCTGATGCAACCAGCTTCATCATCCGATCCAGCTCGCCGCCGCTGATGTCCAGCAACTCAAGCGCCTTGTACATCTCCGGCGCACTCGAGAGCATCTTGCCTTCGTTCGACATCACTCGAGCAATGAACCGCTCATCGATCCCTGAGTCATCGGCTTTCTGCTTGATCTCGGCAAACGTCACCCGCTTGGTCTGAATCCCCAGCGCGTCAGACACCCCGGCAATGACACCAGCAACATCCCGGTCGCTGAACTGATTCAGGTTGAACGCCTCGCTCGGAGGCTTGCCCGTCAACGGGGAGAACGCCTGTCGCCTGTAGACCGCCCGCTCAACCTCATCGGTCAGCTGCTGATCTGCCTCGGGGATGATCTTGTACCGGCCTTCGGTGGTGACAGGCGGCAGCTCGCCGGGTGGTGTCTGGTACGCCTCGGGGCTGACATCCCGCACGGACTTGGTGAACCCGCGCAAGATCGCTCCAGCAGCAGACCGCCGACCAGCCACCATGATCGGTTCCATCGCTGGCGTACCCGGCTCCGAGGTGGGAGGCTCGATCACCGCATCGGTGACTTCCTCTGCAGGCATCGGTTCAGGCTGCTGAGTCTCCGGCAGAATCCCGCTCAGTCGCTCTTCAAGAGGTGCTTGTGAGATTGCCATCATTTACCCCTGATTGCCTTGACGCCACGCACCACGCCCTTCGCACCTTCAACCATCGTCTTGCCGCCACCGCCCAGCTCGCCAATAAACTCTGGCACCGCTGCCGCTTTGCGTCTGGCCTCGTCTGTCTCGCTCTCAGGAACCACCGGCCCGAGCGTCCGGTCGAGAAAGTCCCGCACATCCTCGGTCGTCGGGAATAGCGTCTTGCCTTCCATGCCGCGCAGGAAAGCGTCTACCCGGCCTTCTCCGGCATTTGGCCTGATCGCCGCTGCTATCCCCTTACCGAGACTGATCAGATCGCCTGGCAATCCTATGGTGCCTTGTATGCCGCCCTTCAGTAGCGCAGCCGGAATGTCCATCGCCGCCTTGCCAAACTGCTTGGCTGTGATGTTGGTCGTGTCCTGCGGCAATGTCCCAACCAGCGCCTGCTGAGCGGCCTGCTCGTAGCCCATTGCTTCGCCTTGCGCCTCTGCTTCAAGATCACCGGGATACTGCAACCGCGCAATGCGGTTCATGTAAGCATCATCAAGGTCCATCATTTACCTTCGGCCTCCTTGATCTGCTGCAATATCCTTCGGACCTGAATCAGCTCTCGTGGATTGAGCTTGCCGCTGCGCTCCAGCGCCGCCAGACCAGACTCGGTAATATCACCACCAGCCTTCTTAGCATAGACCTGCAACTGACCGCGCAACGCACTTACCTCAGCAACATTGCGCTTGGTGTTCAGCCAGTCGGTGAGTCTGCTTTCAAGTTGCGGCAGCGCCAGTCGCTCACCCTTCTCTGCTGCTTCTGCCTCGAAGAACGCAGCCTGCTTAACCAGCTCTTGCCTGCGCTGGAACTCGGCGCTCTTCGGGTCGATCAACACAACCTGACCCGGCACAGTCGCAACACCAGCCAGCCGTGAGATCATTGTGTTCTTGTCTGTTTCTTCCCGACGATTCGATGAATTGAAATAACTCAGCAACTGCAAAGCCTGACCGCCGGTGATCGGGTTCTGCCCCTCAGTCAATGACCATATCTGATTCGGATCGGTGATCGTGCCGTTGTCGATCAGCAACCTGGCGCTGAACTCGACCGATTGATTTTCGACTTGCTTCGGTTTGAAAAGGGTACCGACCATTGACCACGGGACCACGCCTGGATTTTCCCGGCTGATTTCCAATATGCGACTGACAAGCGCACCCCTCGCTGGATCGCTCTCAGATCGCTCAAGAGCAGAAGCGTACAAGCCACCTATTTCCGCAGTCGCCTGACGATCCCGCTCTTTGCGCTGTTGCTCTTGCAACGTCTGACGCTGGGACACCGCAGCCAAGAAGTTTGCCTGAACCGTGCGAACAGCATCGAAGTCATTGGCCATCAAGTCCTGAAGCACCGGAGTCAGCTTGCCGCCGATGTTGCCGACCGAAATAGCATTCAGGATCTGCATCGGATTGTCGAGGTACTCCGGGTCGGCGGTCAACTCCTTGGTCAGCACCGCAATCTTTGCTGCTCTGATGTCACGCAAAAATCGGTCGCTGTACTCTTTCTGCATGACCGCATCGCCGAGCGTTAGCGCCGATGTGCTGATCTGCCCCTTGTACATCTCAATTAATTCGTTTGCCTGTTGCGGGTTTTGCTCAAGCGTTGTCTGCAGCAGACCCGACACACGGTCATAGAGTACGTCGAACTTGATGCGGTTCCTCTCCCGGTCCTGCCGGATCTCAGTCTCAAGCGCCTTCCTGACAATCGTGTTTCCGCTTGCCGCCATGCTCGCGTTGAACTTCATTGCGGCTTGCGGGTCCAGCTTGGCAAGCGATGCTGTCAGCCCGCTGTTCATCTCGCGCAGTTTCAGGATCACCTGCTCGGAACTCATGCGACCAGCCTCGATGTCGGGCAGCAACCGTGACATCGTGTTGATGCCCTCGGCTTCAAAGTGACTCGCCAGCTGCAGGCTGCGAGCTTTGCGGAAAGCGTCATCGAAGATCCGGCCTGTTGGCTTTGTGATCGCCCCGTCTCTGGCCAGTGCGATCTCTTCGTCGGTCAGCGGGTTCTCGGCTGCAAACCGGAATCCCTCCTGCTCGGCCATCTGACCGGCTTCTTTGAAGAGCGACTCGCTCATGCGCTGGATCAGCTGCGCCATGCGACCCTGCTCCTGCGCCGCAACCTGGAACCCAATCGGCTGCACGGTCGGCATCTGCGCCTGAACCATCGGCACATTGCCAGGTCGCGCAAGTTGCATCTGTCCTGATTCGATTCGCGTTGCCATCATGTCGTCCTGTGAAGCTGCAGCGCCGCGCCAGCCAGCTGCACATCAGCCATCAGGCCACCGTAGCGCCGGGTCGTCGCCGCCGCCATCTCAAGGCCACCAGCCTGACGTTGCGCCGCGAACGTGCTGAGATAAGTCTGGAACTCGGTACTCTGCAGCATCGCGGTCGCATCCTCGAATCCGAGAACCTGCGCGGTCAGCGCGTTGAGGTCAGCGATGCCGACATCCCGCATCGTTGCCCCGACATTCTCGCCCTGCAGCGCCAGCATCGAACCCTCGCCGAATGCCACACCGTTCGCCGCGGCCCTGGCCCTGATCGCCGCATTGCTGCGCCGCAAGTTCTTCAGCAGCGTGTTGCCAGCGATCTTGTAGTTCAGCGCCTCCATCTCTGACCGCAGCAACGTGCGGCCAGCCTGCAGCATCGCGTACTGGTTGGATGTTTCGGCCTTGACCTCGGCAATCGCCAGAGTGTCCCGAGCCTGCGTCAGATAGGCCGTCTGCTGGTTGATCGCCGCAGCCTTGCCCATCTGGTTTGCGGCATACGCATTCGCAAACGCAGCGCCCGCCACCATCGTCGATGCAGCAGGCATTGCCATGCCACCACCGGCTGCGCTTGGTGATCCTTCAACGATGTCCATGTTACGTTCCTGAATAGACCGCAACGCGGTAGTCGAGTCCGAGCAGCGTCAGCTTCAGCGGCAGGGACTGCTCAATCTCAATCGCCTGCTCCCGGCTGTAACCCAGCACTCCGTTGACGCGCTTAATGCCCGTGAATGTCGGAACCGGCAGATCCAGCAGCGGGTTATCCAACAGCCTGAACTGGATCACCTGGTCATTCAGGATCAGCTCTTGCGAGTCCTTGACCACCGCGCTGATCTCGACCACCCGCTTCTTCATCGACAGCCTGCTGCCAGTCTGCAGCGCCAACTCCACCGGCATCGTCTTCGCATAGATCGTGATCGGCAGTCCGACCTCATAGCTCGTCGTGCTGGCCCGGTCGAACGTGACCGACCCGCCGCCGCTTACCGTCTCATTGCTCTGCGGCACACCATCGCAGATCACGTTGAGCGACTTGCCGATGTGCGGCAGGCTCGATGCACTCGCTGCAGCCC